CAAAGTATCTACTTACGGTTTCTTCCCATGTCTCTCGACGATTCTCTTCTGGTAACCAGCGTGAGTAGCGAGATAAATGGATAAAGTCTTGATATAGTGTTGGTAGTTTTTTCATAACAAATTTCCTTCGGGGATACTTTATGTAGTCAATTCTTTCCATGAGAAATCAAAGAGAGGTGAAATAATTCTTCCGATTGCCTCTGCATATTCTCTAATTTCCCACTGTGCGTGTTCGTCAATCCTTTGCTTGTAGAATCTTGCATACGCAGCAAGAGATCCCGTCCAGTACCACTCGGTGTACATTCCTTGGGGGAGTATGAATCGTGCTTGTTCTGGTGCTACGCCGTTGCGGAGTAACTCATTGTAGTTGTACAAACACAATCGAAGAGCATTAGTATAACCGATATCAGTTTCGTTGTCAACAGAAATAAAGTCCTCACTTCCCTGTTTTGCACCATTTGTTGGTTTACCTCTCCACTTTGGTTCGTAGAACTCTGGTTCAAAGGAAACATATCTTCTGGAGATTTCATTCTCCACGAATCCTTGTTTATGCTTAAAGAATTGTGTGCGAATAGAAATAGGTGCTTTGATTCGCAGAGTGATCTGTGGGTGTGCGAATGGTGTCCAGTGTTGATGCTTTGCAAGATATTTAATAAGTTTTTTATCTTTCGGACATAAACATTGCACATCTTCTTTATGAAACTTCGATCCCGTTTCAGCAAGGCGAGTCAGTGCTGCTTGGTCTTGACACCACTCACTTTCGCTATTAAAGGAAACTCTTGCAGCGTTACATACGGTCAAGTCACTTCCCATATGATCGATAAGTGTAACACTTCCTCTGTCTAAAACTCTCATGAATTAACCTTTCGCATATTGAACTATGAGAACAATTCCTACGGACGCTGCTAGTCCGACCATTAATTTTAAGAAGTCTCGACCCACAACTGGGAAGACTTTCTTTACGCTATCCTTTTGTCGGAAGGAGGCAATCGCCAACTCTCGACCAGTTAAGAGACCAACGAATACCCAAGTCGTAGACATTGGAATGTCGTTCATTTCTTTGAAGACATACAGTATAACAAAGTAGAAGAGATCAATCAAGGTTGCAGATCGAACATACTTAGTATTCTTTTTCTGAACCACGATCTCCTGAATCTTACCGCCACGGTGCTGGAGCATCCAAGCGAGTCCACCAACAAAAACGGCGGAGATGATGAACATGACTTCAACGGGAATCTGTCTTGGAAGATAGACGGCGATGTTTGCCATATCGTGAGACAACCATGTCCACCAGAGGAATCCAGTGGTTACCCACTGACCGATCACCCACCATTTCTTGTTAGATTCTTTTATACTTTTACCCTCGTCGATCAGACGAGTCAGTCCCAACCAGATGAAGTATGCGGCGACACCTGCAACGGCGTACCCAAGCATCGACTTCATCAAAACCTTCTGTAGAATTAGCGTCGAGGCAAACGCGGATAGAACGAGGAACGAGGTTGAAACGGGAATGCCGAATCGTGTAAGTAAAAGAAGAACCGCTGGTGCGAGTGCTTGATACCACTCTACTCCCTCAAACGGAATCTTGTTCAGTCTGCCATATGAGATGTCACCATCATATGCCCACCATCCATACCAGACTGCGATGAGAAGAACTGCGGATGCATAACCCCACATAATCTTCCAGTTTACTTTTCTATTGCTTGCGATCCATGTTCCAAGAGTTTGAATCGAGTCGTTTGCAATAACACTATACGCGGCGAGAAGGAATCCCGTCCACATCCAAATCGTAATCTCATTCATATTCTATTCCATTGGTTCAATCGATGCTTTGCCACTAAACCACTACAGGTGTTCTCATCGATTATCTTTTTGATTTCCCTTCTTGTGTACCCTGCCATGATCATATCATTAGGATCTTTCTGGGTAACATCACTTGGCCAAATGCAAACATTTTTACCAAGATCGATTAGTTTTTCATTTAGGTTGCAAATTTCTTTGTTGCGTGGTTCGTTGTCGAGAACATACACACCCTCACTGTTTTGTAAGTGAGGAGGAATATTGTCAACGCCAGACGCACCAACCATAGCGATACAGTTTTTGATAAACAAACTATCAATTGGTCCCTCGACGATGTAAATCTTTTTCTTTGGATTCACCCGCCACTGACCAAACCATAGTTTGTCCGGAGCGTCACTCGACTTAATGGTAATGTATCGAAGCAGTTCTCTTGTCTTTCGTGTCTGTCGGTTATCATCGACATTCCCGTGGACGGACTGCATCGCCAACGCTCGTCCCTGTGCGGCAACCATCTTGCCCTCCTTGTTAAAGAAAGGAAGAACGATACGGTCTTCGCCCCCACCATAAAGATTTGTTTGTCCTGTCAGTTGCTTCGTAAATGAACCAAAGTTTTTGCAATAATATAAAAGATCGTGCTTGTCCTTTGGAATCTTTCTATTAATTACAAACTGACGAGCAGCGTGACTCTCGTCAAGATCTTTAATGGGGATCAACCATCTAGTATCTACAACTTCTTTATACTTTTTCCTAAACATTTCTTCTACACCAGTTGCTTTAATTTTTACGGGTCGTGGTCTAGGTTTCCTCTCCGTCTTCTCACGATACCGTTCTAATTGATATTCCGTCTTCAACGCAGGAGCATGTTGCTCCAAGAAAGAATAGAGCGAGAGTGATGCAGCACAATTGTGACACTTATAGTAGTAGGAACCCTCTCGCTCATAGAAGAATCCTCTACACTTATTTTTATTCTTTTGAGAGTCTCCACACAGTGGACACCTACAGTTCGCAAGATTATCTTTTTTCCAAGAGAACTTGTCGAGTGAACTTGAAACAAACTCGACAAATTTCTTATCAATGTAAACAGTCATCTGTTCTTTCGGGTTTTACGATTTTTCTTGTTTAGTTCACGGAACTTTCGATTCCAGTGATCCCGCTTCATATTTTCATACCATAGACGGTATTCTTCTTGCCATTCACGACTCATTCGTTCTGGTTTCCTCTTAGGAAACTCTCGCTTCTGATATGGTTTCTTATAGTTGTTCATAGTACCTTCAATTGCCTTATTTTGTCTGAGTTAGACTTAAACTTTTCATCAAAATTTCTACCATCGAATCCAACACCAGCAGTCATATCTGTTTCGCCTTGGTTGCTTCCTAGTAGATTTACTTCTGAGTTATCAACATCAAAAAGTTTCATCTTCCCTCTGTTGATTCCCACTACAAACTTCTTGTTTGCAAAGACATCATTGTAACGATTCTTTAATTGCTTGACAAGTAGTTGTCCCTGTTCTTCTAGTTCTTCTGTTGAAATTAGTGCGAACATGAAGTCAGCGGTTGCCGGGAGACCAAAAGATTCTGAGGTATCTTCCAGACCAACATCGCTACTGTTGAACCCTGTTCGATTTGTTTGTGTTGCAGAAAAGATAGGAACATTCTTTTCCACTGCAAGTCCACGCAACTCCTCTGCGATTGCCTTAATTACTGTGTACGAATTCACGTTGCTTCCTGCCTTGTATCGACTGGATGCACAGATATTTAGGTAATCAATAAAGATGACATCAGGAACAAAGTTCTTTTTCAATTTCAGTTCTTCGAGAAGAATGCGGAAATGTTGAACATTTGCGGTTGCCGTTGGATACTCCTTGACGATCATTTTTGATTTGATATTTTCTGTTACCCGACCGATCTTCTTTTCATAAGATGCCTTGGGTAGAATCTTCAATTCATCGAGAGTGATGTCCATAAGGTTAGCATCAATGCGTTCCGCGATTCTTTCCTCTGCCATCTCACATGTAATGTAAAGAACATTTTTGTTTGCGGAGTAACATGCTGCGGCATGGTGACACATGTATAGTGACTTACCAACACCAGTACCCGCAAGAATGATATTCAATGTTTTGTTCGGGACACCCCCGTTGGTGATGAGGTTGAAGAATTCTAGATCGAATGGGGTCTTCGTCTCGACTCGGTGATAGAAATCAAATCGATCATCTGCATCACCTTCGTAATCGTGACCGATATGTTCATCAAAAGAAACGGCAAGTGCGTCTGATAGAATTTCAGGAAGACAGTTCTTTGTCTTCGTCCTAGACTTACCATCAATAATTTCAATTGATTCTAAGATTGCATTATAGATCGCTCGATCCTTACAGAAATCTTCTGTCTTATCAAGCAACCACTGTGCGTCAACTCCCTCTGCATCCTCCCCCAGATCCTCGATTAACTCAACGCAGTTCTTATAGTCTTGTTCGCTGAGATTTGTTTTCTCATCAATACTAATCATAAGAATGTCAGATGTGGGAAGTGTATTGTACTTCGAGATGTGTTCTCGAATCATATCAAATACAGTCTTATCTGATCTGGTCTTAAAGTAATCGTCTTTCAGGAAAGGAATAACTCTGCGTGAAAAATCTTCATCACGCATAAGGTTTCTGAGAATAATCTTTTCAGTCGTTTGCATCAGTGAGGAACTCCGCTTCGTCTAATCGGTTTTCGAGAATGTCTACTAGTATATCACCAAGTGTCTCCTCAAGTCCAGAAGAATCTTCAGGAAGTTCACCTTTAATAAGATCATAATCAAATGCTAATTCG